ACTATCAAGGAGGTAATATTCCACGTTATACCAAAGCTCTGCTCCTTCATCCTCCTCATCTATGAGAACAAAGGTAAGAAGTATTTCCTGTCCTACTATTCCAGTGATAATAGCTTTCACTTGAGAAGGACTTCCAGCAGGAAAATAGACTGTGGTACCAGTAGGAAGACCTCTGGTGAATCCCCCTGTGATCAGAGGGTCATCACCTATCTTTCCATAGTTGTAATAGGCTCTGGCTTTTGTAGAGACTCCATTAATGATATTGGTCATAAGGTCATTGGCAATATTCCTATTACCAACAATTGAACCAGCAACCGATTGACGAACCACTGAAGGCCATGGGACATCCGCTCCACCTGAAGTACCACTATTGTATAGATCATACAAAGCAGTGTTGACTAGCAAGGGAGTAGAGAAAGAATCAGTTATATGCTGAGTTTCACCTCCATTGAACAATCCCATCATCTTCCCCTATGGAGTGAGTACACCGGCAGTAAGGTTATCAAATATAAGAGATGAATCAGCAGGAACAATACCCCAGTAATTAGGGTCAGCTGCTCCACCTGCATCTGGATTAATGGAATATATAATCTGAAATACATCTGCATAGAGCTTAGCTGCTTTCTGCTCTGAGTCACGTAAGAAGGAGTCTCCTTGTACTTTCTTAAGAGTCATCTCTCTTCCTACCAGACCTCCTACAGTAGCCTCTGTGCCAACTGTTTGAGCTGTCTCAGTGATCTTCTTCTGAGCCAATACATCTATCTCTTTTTGAGCCTTCTCATATTGAGCAAATAAGAGACCTGCTGTAGGAGTGGTGTATTGATAAGTAGCAGCTGTGATCTGTTCATCTACCAAGTCTTCCTGCTTAGCTGTCAAAAGGGTTTGAGCGTCTATTTGAAGCTGTTTCTTGTCCTCTGTCGTAACTTGTGCCTGAACCAATAAAAGCTGTTGAGCGGTTAATGCTACCTCTCCTGTGAGCTGTTCAAGCTGCTTAGGAAGCATGAAGTCTAAATTGTATTGGGCAGTATCGTTGGCTATACCCAATTGAATCTTCTGAAGATCCAACAATTCATTCTGTTTTTCTGCTTGGAGAATCTGTTGATTCATCACTTCAAGTTCTTTGTTCACCTTCTCATAAGCAAGGATGAACTGAAGAGAACCTTGCATAGAAGCAGTGAGGGAACCAAGGTAAACATTGGCATAGTCTTCACCTGCAATTCTACCCTTCTCAAACTCATTCTTAAGGTGGGAAGAGGTGGTTCGCATAAGTTCTTCATACAGACCCGCTCCCTCTAATTCCCCACCTGTAAAATCTCTTATATTAATAGCCATACACAATCCTCAAATAGCAAAAAGGGGAGCAATGCTCCCCTCACAAGTATAAATGGTTTAACTTATTTATCTATTGCACCACGTTTAGTTTGATCATCAGCCAGATCTTTCAATTCTTTAGCGGTTAAAGGAGTTAACTCTTCTACACCAAATTCAGTTACCAATTTACGTTCTGGATAAGGGAAACCATTAGAACCTTTCTTCATGGTTACTTTAGCAAACTTTCGTTCTCGTATCTGAGTAACGATACAAGCTTCAACATGGGTCTCTGCATCAAAAGGTACAAAGCGAGTAACAGTACCAATAGCACTATTGGAGAAGGTGAAATACTCTCCTCTGGACTCTTTCTTATTTGGATGCATGCATACCAATTTGATTCTCAATAGTCTCTTGGCATCATTAATCAATCCTAAACGATACTTACCATCAGTCTTATAGGAGGGAGCTACCTTCTCTACTACATCAGTTACAACTTCTTCTGTTGGTTCTGGTTGATCCACCTTCTTACGGAGGGCTTCAAGACCTATGTTAGGGGAGAAGGTAATTCCCATTGCTGTAGCCGTTTCTTTCAATATTTCTAATTCAGTTTTATCTGGCATCATGGATCATATCCTTGGATAAATGTAAGTGTTGTACCTAGAAACCCTCCACAAGGGAGGGTTACTCAGGCTACTAAGTCAATTATACTTCCGCTACTGTTCTCAATACAGCTAAGCGTTCTGGGCGCAAAATTAAAGTGCCATACCACCATTTGATTGAGGTAAAGCCAATCTCACCGAATGGATCATCCTTAGAATAGGAGATGTCATCTCCGGGCTTAGAATGCTTAATCTTGAATTTGGTACTCTTACCATCAGTCTGGAAACCAATAGTCGTGAAGGAACCATCACCAACAACCAACAATGGGAACACATCATAGTTACCGCCTGTTGCTCGATAACCTGCATTGGATCCAGTCTCAACAGCTCCAGCTCCTTCCCAGAATGCCATCTCTGGTACCTGTATAATTCGGAAACCACCTACCTTACCAGTTTCACCATTGATTGAGTTAACACCTTTAACACCGTTATAGGCATAATGCTCAACACCCACAAAAGCTTTCTGAGAGTGGTAATCAACCATCTTTTCAAAGGTAGGAGCCATCTCAGAACCAGCATACAAGTACCGTCCTGAAGCAACTACATTGGTGTCCTGCATACGAGAACCAGTAATTACCTTGGTCTTCTTAGGAGTACGGTTGTTATCAAGGTCAATATTCATCTTCTGTAGATCAGCATAGCTAACCTCAGAGATGTTAGATCCTTCACCAATAATCTCATTAGCAGCAGCTGCAATACCTGCATAACGAACAACGCCAGCACCATTCAAGAGATCCATCTGAAGAACATCTTCAGTAATCTCATTGGCTCCCATGATCAACTCACGAGACATGTGTGAATACAGCTCTTCATCGGTATCAAAATCTAACGCATCTTGAGAGTATTCAGTGAAGAAGCCTAATTTAGTAATATCAGCTTCAATGGTTAATCGAGTTGTACCTACTCGGTTAACTCGACCACCTGTTTCACCCACAAGAGGAAGCTTAGAAGTCATGGCTCCAATATCTTTAGATGTGCCATAAAGATTACCATTTGCAATGGTAGCTCCTGCTGCATCAATACCTTGATCATTCACGTTACGATCATCTAACAAAGGCATGTAGTGATAAGCTTTGATTGTCTTACCCATGTGCTTAGGCATAACAGTGGTATCAGCTAGTTGACCAAAGTAGGTCTCTTTAGCTGCTTCAATCAAAGCCTTCTTGTGGTAAAAGTCAGTACGAAACTGAGGGCCGATATCGGAAGCAGTTCCACCTGCTGGGTCTTTATATCGTGTTTGTGCTGTATCATTTAAAGGCATTTCTTTTATTCCTATTTATTGAGTAGTTTTTCGAATTCAGCATCTGACATCGCTAAAGGATTATAATCCTCTTTAGAAGTGACAGTTTTCTTTGAACTCTTGGGTGTGCTAGCTGCTCGTCTTTTAGCCGTACGAGCGGTATCTTGAGACTTACGTGCTACATTGGTCTTAGCTACTGGTTTGGGTTTAGCATTACCTAATTGCCCAGACTGGAATAACTGAGTACCTACTTGCTTATAAGCATCAAAATCAGAAAGACCACTTAACCCACCAAACATCTTAAGCCGACCAACTTCATCATTGATCTTGTCGAATATACCTGCTTGCATTTGTTCGTTCAATTGCTTAATCATTGCTGGATTTTGTGAAAGTACCTGTTTGCTAGAACTATCCCATTGGCTACCAATAACATCAACACACTTAGCATAAGTAGGTGTATTCTCAATATCTGAGAGTACCTGATCTAATTGCATTGTCTCATTAGGAACTGAATAATCCGAGGGCACATACTCTTCGCCTTCATCAGGTTCTAAACTCAAAAGATCTATCTCTGAGTCCTTCACCAGTTTTGCTATTGCTTTAGGATCTTTCTTATCGAGATCTATCAGGTAAGACAGTTTCTCTTCAGAGAGTAAATCCTGCTGCTCTAACATTTTTAGAACTTTTAACTTTGGTTGTAAAGCTTGCATCTTCTTAGTGTAATCAACGCCCATCTGCATAAGCTTGATAGCTTCATCAGCAGTACGAACTTGGGTCTCTTGCCCACTCGCTTTGAATGGTTCAAATACTCTACGCGCTTCTGCTTCAGACAACTCTTCAAATACTGTCTCTTCTGTAGTATCTTCTGAATCTTCATCAGAATCAACCTCATCATCTAAATCACCTTCTGAGGACTCCTCAATTAGCTCCTCAGAGGTTTCCTCTTCCTCTTCACTTAATTCCTCATCTATCTCTTGTTCATCCTCCTGAGTCTCTTCAACCTCTTCTTGAGTATCTGTCTCCGGGAGTTCTTCTTCTGTTGGTTCAATGGTGCTTTCTGGAGGAGCATTAAGGAAATCTTCATCTGACATCTCTAAAGCATTAGACATAAGCTTTACTCCTCATTAATAATTTCATCACGAACAGCTTCTGCATCCATCAATGCTTTACGAGATATTTCACCCATAGCATGGACCTCAGATAACCACTGACGAAACTCACCAATAGCAATGATACGTTTATCAAAGACCTTCTGGTGATCTTCCCCACGTAAATGAGGAACTGCTTTACCCATAATTACGTTAGAAGCTTCTTCTTTAAAATAAGCTTCTTCAACAAGACCTTTAAAGTCTGAGTTATTCTTCAATCGTTGGAGCATATCTTGGAGTTTGATGGCTCGCTTTGCATCTGCAATTTCAATATCAATGTTCTGTACGTTAGGGGAATTGCTCATTACTGTAGTTTCCTCATTAAGAGACTTTAGTTTCATTATCTAATTCACTTTTAAGAATGGTGAGAGCCATATTACTTCTGGCTTGTTCACCATCCTGTTCAAGATCCCTAGCATGTTTTAATCCAGTTTCCTGTTCAAGGAAATCTAAATCTTTTTGGTCAGCAGAAGAAGATAGCTCTCTGCCTTTGGCTTGATCCAAAGAAGCTTCTGCATAGTTTTCAGCAGCTTCAGACTGTAACACCTGTATCTTAGCCTCTAATTCCTTAATCTCCAACTGTCGTAAGTGCTCAGCTACTGGATCAGGTTGAGGCTGATAGGTTTCAATCTTCTTAGCCAACTCAGGCATTTTCCTCAATCGAGCAATATCAGCCAAGATCATTTGACTAAAATCTTGGGGCATTGTATTACCAAGAGTCTGTAACATGAATGCTAATTCTTGTGCTTTCTGATTATCCTCTTCAGCGGTACTAATACTTAGCTTGAGGTCAAAGTTACCTGCCAAATCATCTCGTTTAATAGCAACAAACTTTTCATTGGTAACTCGTATAATCTCTTCATCTGATAAAAATTCACCATTCATTGCAATGATCATTTTACCAATTTCTACAACACCTTGAGCCAATCTTCTCAAGATACCAAGCTCTCTCTTAGAAGCAGCATCTAAAGCTCCTCTAACGCTTGTAGCGGTACTTCCTAGAGATTCTCCACTGATTCCACCTGTGAAGGCTTTAACCCCTGTAAGAGACTCTGCTTCGTTATGTTGAAGACCTAACATCAAAGAAACTGAATTGGGTATCTCTGGGTACTGGTGAGAGATGATAGCTTGTCTTGGATCAACCGCAGGATTGAATTCGTAGTCCTGACCTTTATCGTACCTACGCTTATTAACAGCATCTAAGGCATCCTTACGCATACCTGTCTGTGAATTAGCACTTCGAGCCATAAGATCAATAGCACCTCTTGTAACAGCTCCTACGATGTCTTGATTGTCCTTCAGCAAAGCACCATCAGGTTCACCATAAATGGATCTCTTAACAGGGAGATATTGAACCTTCACAAAAGGAACACTTCTGAATGGATAGGGATTCTCTTCCATTCTGATAAGGATACTACCAACCCATGTAGCAACAAAAGGAGTGGTCACTCCTGACCCATCAACATCCCACCATCCCCAATACTCATAAGCAATGAATTTGGTTCTTGGTTCATCTTTGAAATTGAAGGTCGATTCTTCTTCTTCTGTCACATGGTCGGCTTCACCATAGACAGAGCTGTGCTTGGTTACTTCAATCTTATCTAAATTGAAGTATGTACCTGCTTTCTCCAACTCACTTCTATTAGTCTCAAAAGAATAAATGACAAATTCTGCTTTGGATAAATCACCATTGCAGGAGGGATCAACTACCACATTATTGAAATTACAGACTTCAATGGTTGGTTCATTCTTTGTCAGTTTTATCTCAGTTACTATTTGGTTCTCCACAAAGACAGGAACAATAGGTATTCCTTGCTGCTGAGTGAGTTGTATAGCCTGCTTGATATGATCTGGTGCATTGGCTTCAAAAGCATTTGGATCAGTCTGTGCAACCATTGCATAAGGCTCAAGAGCTTTAATCTGAGCATTATCAG